TAATGGTTCTTCTTGGACCGCAGGAAATGCTTGTAATGTTCCAGGATATAATGGTTTAGTTTTTGGCACATCTGCTGGAGCTATTTTAGCTTCTGTAGGTGGACCACCAACTGGATTAGAATCTGAATCATATGATGGTACAAATTGGACTGCAGGACCAACTACGATAGTAACACAAACTCAAGGAGGAGCATCAGGAACTTATCCAATAGGATTAATTTTTGGTGGATCTGCTACAGTTCCTTCTACAAGCACACAAGGTTGGGATGGAACAGCTTGGTCTACTAGACCTTCATTGTCTACAGGAAGAAGAGCAAGTGGATCGGGTGTAACTGCACAAGGACTAGCACAAGGTGGAGAAACACCAGGTAGTCCTACATCAAATGCAACAGAAGAATTTACACCAGAAACAACAAGTGTAAATAAGAAGAATATAAGTACTAGTTGATAATGATTAAATTTAACTATATAATAACAACAAAGGAGTAAAGACTATGGAAAACTTTTTATATGGAGTGCTTACTAACACTGGAAAAGGGTTCTTCACTGCAGAAGACAGAAGAGAATTTTTTCTTAGAGGTTATCCTGCTGACGTTTGGGTTATTGGAAACAATGAACGAGGTGCATGTTGGGTAGCTGATAGAAACGGTGTTTTTAAATCTAAGTCAGAAGCACAAGCTTTGGTTACAGCTGAAGTACAAGCGGCACAAGCTGCTTGGGATGCTCAAACTGATGAAGAAAAAGCTGAACCAGATAATAATAGACCAAGCGATATAACACTCCCATAAGGAATTTTTAAATGGCTGGCTATAATGAAATCAGAGGACTGAGAGTTAAATACTTATCAGCAAATCCTTCTAATCCAGAAGATGGAGAGGTGTGGTATAACTCAACTTTAGGAAACCTTAAAGCTAATGTATTATCACCTGCTTCTATATCGGCTGGAGGAAATCTTGGTACAGCACGAACACAGGCAGGTGGCGCTGGAACTCAAACTGCAGGTTTAATATATGGTGGAGAAACACCTTCTATAACTGGAGCTACAGAAGAATATGATGGTTCTTCTTGGACAGCTGGTGGCACATGTCCCGCAACTAAAACTGATATGCACGCTTCTGGAACTCAAACAGCAGGTTTATGGGGTGGTGGTTCACCTTCTAGTTCAGGTTCATTTGAATATGATGGTTCATCATGGACAGCTGGTGGAGATATGACTTTTGCTGGTAGAGATTTTTCAGGAGGTTGTGTTGGAATTCAAACTGCAGCTTTACAAATAGGAGGCTTTATAAGCCCAGGTAATCTTTCTGCAACTATGCAAAATTACGATGGATCTAGTTGGACAAACATACCACAAACTTTTCCTACTGCACCAAACACTTCAGGTATGGCTAGTTGTGGAACTCAAACAGCTGCACTTTCAGCTGGAGGACCTAGCGGACAAACTGTATCTCTTAGTTGGGATGGGTCTAGTTGGACAAGTACACCTTCTTTAAATATTGGAGCAAGTGCTGCAGTACATAGAGGAACTTCAACTGATTCTGTTTATATGACTGGACACCCTGCATCTCCACCTTCATATGGTGTAGAAATTCAAACTTATGATGGGTCTAGTTGGTCAACTTCTCCAGCAACATTTTCTACTGGAAGAGCACAAGCAGTTGGAGCTGGAACTGCAAGCGCAGCTTATGTTGCAGGTGGATCATCTGGAAACCCAACTCCTTCTAATGCAACAGAAGAATACAACGGACCAGTAGTAGGCGTTAATACATTGACAACTAGTTAAGAATAGTTATATTAACACTATTCAATGAAAGGAATACAACATGACTGAAAAAAGAAACATACATGCACTAATAGAAAAAGAAGCTCCTAGCTTAAATAATTTACTTGACCCAAATGATGTAAAGGCATTCAAAGAAATGACGGCCGAGCTTCGAGACACATGGACTAAGAAACAAGTCTTTAGAACAGAGACAGAAATGAGAATGTCTGTTCTTCAAGATATGAAATATCCAACAAAAGCTGCAAAGTATTGGCAATGTGTTAGAGAACAAAACGTATTTTTAGAAAATTTAATGAGTTTGTCTTTTGATTGTAGACGTAAAGAAGCAAAAATTAAGTGGTTAGAAAAAAAAATTGAGACAGAACAAGACGAATATAAATTAGAAAAATATAAAATAGATTTAGATGAAGAACGATATGGTTTGGCTAATATGCAATTAGTTGCAAAAGATCGTATGAGAGAAATTAAACTTTGGTCTACATTAAAAAAAGAATTTAATGATGGTACATTTGATACAAAAGATGTTAACAGACACCAATTAGATTCTTATCATAAAATTATGAAAAACAAGGCAGAGACATTAACGTCTGGTTCTAGTCAGCCAGAAGTGTTTAATGTGTTAGGTCAATTAAATACTATAGAAAGAGTTAAAAAATCAGGAGAAATGATTTACAACAAGAAAGAACAATTAACTAATGACCTCGGATCTAAGCCAGAGTGATTTTAAATTTATATTTTTAGGTCAATCGGTATTAAAATATCAAGTACCACTTGATGTGTGGAATACGATTAACCATATTTATGAAACAAAGTATCCTGAATTAAAACCTGCTAATAAACAATTAGTTGGTAAGATAGAAAAAGAACATAGTTTATTTTTTGACGGTGAAGACAGCCCTAGGATGACTAAACATAATCATTTACCACAAAATGTATTACAATGGCTTCATCAAAAATTTACACATTATTTAGATTGGAATAAAATAAAAAATTATAATATGCATTTAAATTCTATTTGGGTTAATACTATGTTTGAGCATGAATACAATCCAGTGCACGTGCATCAAGGATCATTGTTTACAGGTTTATCTTCTGTTATGATTTTAAAACTACCAGAGTCTTATGGCGTAGAATACTCCGCAGCCGAACAACCACAAAATGGCAAATTACAAATATTAGGTGCTAGTAATGGATATTTTGCACATGTAGATTATCAACCAGAAATAAAAGAAAGAGATTTTTTTATATTTCCATATGATATGAGACACTGTGTATATCCTTTTAATGGTCCTGGATACAGAAGAACACTAGCTGCAAATATGGATGTTCAGTACGACCCAATTAGAAACAGAGGAGTAAGTTAATGTATGAAAATCAAATTATAAAAGAACCTAAATGGAAAAGTTGGATCATTCAAACCACTACACCCTTGTTTACACCTGATCAATGTCGACAGATTATAGAATCTGGAAGACGACAAAAACCACAGACAGCACAGGTTGGTATGGGTAAACCGGGTGGTGGCACAGATACAAAGAAAAGAGTTACAACAATTTCCTGGATACCATTTAAAGAAATGAGTCATATGTATGAAGACCTTAATAACTTTATACAAAAAGCAAACGAAAACCATTTTGGTTTTGGAGATATTAGAATTACAGAAAATGCGCAGTTTACAGAATACCCTGTAGGAGGTTTTTATGATTGGCATATGGATTGTGATGTAAACATGGCACACGAACCACCTGTAAGAAAAATATCAATGACTTTATTATTAAATGATCCGTCAGAGTTTGAAGGAGGGCATTTAGAATTAATGTCTCCGGGTAAGTTTGGAGAACTTAAACAAGGTCACGCAATTTGTTTTGCATCTTTTTTAAATCATAGAGTGCAACCAGTGACAAAAGGAGTTAGACAATCACTTGTTGTTTGGTTTGGAGGCAAACCTTTTAGATGATTAATGATAATGAACTTTACATTTTTAAAGATTTTTTATCTTCGGAAGAGTGTGATGAATATTATAAAAAAATATATGATATCGGTCCACAACCAAAAATGTTAGATTTTAAAATTATTACTGCAGATCTAACAGGAGATCCAATTGGAGAAAAAGTTAAAAATTTTCTTAATAAAAAATTTTTAATTAATTTAGATTTAGATCAATTACAAATACAAAATTGGCATGTTAATAGTTTTGGAAATTTACACACACATTATAATCCAGGAAGAGAACATATTATTTATACTAGTTCTTTATATTTAAATGATGATTTTTTAGGAGGAGAGTTTATAACTGAAGATGGCAGAAAATTTAAACCTATAAAAGGAGCTCTTATTTTTTTTAATGGTCAAAAAATAAAACATGGGGTTAACAAAGTTTTTAAGACAGATAGAAAATCTTTAATATTTTGGTGGAGGGGTCAATGATTGCTGAAGGTTTTTTTCCAACATTAATATATGCACAAGATGTTAATTTAAATACACAACAACTAGCTAATGATATAGTTCTTTGGTCTAAACAAGATAAGGGTATGAAAAAAACAAATGTAAATGGTTGGCACAGTGAAACCAACATGCATGAACTACCGCAGTTTAAACCATTAGTAGATGAATTGTTTAAGATGACTATTGAAGTATTTAAACAAGAACATTTAGATAGAGAACCAGCGATAGGTAATATGTGGGCTAATATAAATTATCCGGGTGGATACAATAAACCACACATACATCCTAACAGTTTATTTAGTGGTGTTTATTACATTAAAGCAGAACCTAACTCAGGTAAACTTGTTTGTAATGATCCAAGGCCAGGTATACAAACTAATATGCCTATAAGAAAACCAGGACAACCACCAAAACATTTATGGAGAGAAGTACACCTAGAGCCAAAAGTAAATAGAATACTTATGTTTCCTTCTTGGTTGTGGCATTGTGTTGAACCTAATGAATCAAATGATATAAGAATATCAGTAAGTTTTAATTTTATACAAGATGGCTTTCAATAAATATCAAGTAATCAAAGGTGCAATTAGCTACGAGTTAGCTAACTTTATCTTTAACTATTTTCTTCTTAAAAGAGATGCGGTTAGATATATGTATGAAAACAATATTACATACGATACAGGACTTTTAGGTACGTGGACAGATCAACAAATACCTAATACTTACTCACATTATGCTGATAATGTAATGGAAACATTACTTGTTAAAGTATTACCAGTAATGCAAAAAGAAACCGGTCTAGATCTATGTCCTACTTATTCCTATGCAAGATTATATAAACATGGTGATGAATTAAAAAGACATAAAGACAGACCTAGTTGTGAAATATCTACAACCATTAATCTAGGTGGTGATCCTTGGCCTATCTTTATAGACGGCACAGGTGCTGATACTGTGATAGATGAATACAAAAATATACATAAACCCAACGCTCCTAAAGGCACAAAAGTCTTGCTTGAAGTCGGCGATATGCTGGTATATAGTGGATGTGAATTAGAGCATTGG